TGCCGGACGTGGCACCCACGGCAATGAATCCGATGACCACGTCGGGTCGGCCGTTGGACATCGACGAGGTCGGCAAGGACGCGCCTGTCGATCCGCGCGCAGGGTACCAGCAAGCGAAGGAAACGTCGCGCGCATCTGAAGGCATGACGACCGACGAGATGCGCACTGCGCTCAAAGAGAAGAATGTTCAATTCCCGGCCGATGCGAAGAAAGCAGAACTCGCGGAATTGGTCGACCGTCACAACGCGCGCTAAGCGCGACGTGAGAACGACGTGGCTGCTACAGCTACGAATCCAAGGCTCTTTACTCTTTCAGGAGAATTTCTCATGGCAAAACCCGACGATCCAGGCTCGCAAGGTCGTAGCAACGCACCCGGTCAAGGCGGCGGCGCACCCGGCAAGAGCGGCGAAGCTGGGCGCGGTCACTCGCCCGAGGCGAAGGCCGAACGCGAAGCGCGGCGTGCGCGCGGCGAGAATGTGCCCGAGCCACCGGAAGACGAACAAAGCGGCCCGACGACTGCCCCAGGCGGCGACGAGCCGACGATCAATCCTCTGAACAAACCCTAACCGGCGTTCTCCTGTGTCCGTAGTTGGCGGACGTAAGTTACTCCGGCCCAACGGCCGGAGCTTTTTAATCGAGAGGCTAAAGATGACAACTGCAAAGAAGGCAAGCGCATCTATCGTTGACGATGAAGCTGCGCTCGTCGAAAAGATTGCTCAGGACATCCAGCCGACAGGCGGCGTCGAGGTCCGGCAGAACGCAAAGGCGTTGCCAGCGTACGCAAGCGAGCCAGCTAACGGTGCGCCGTCGACTGGGCCAAGTGCAGAGACAGGCATGACGGCGGTTGTCGATAGCTCGCAGCCGGTGTCGAGCGCGGATGCTGCGCCTGTGCGGATGGTGAATGCTGAGGGCGTCGAAGCTGAGATCGATGCGGACAACGTGAAAATCCATGAGCGTTCCGGCTGGAAACGCGTCAAGGAAGAAGAGGCTTGAAGCATCATGCCAGTAGCCGTCTACCCGGCTCCCGGTTATGATTCCTTTATCAGCCTAGAGGATGCCAATGCATATTTGACGGCTCTCGGATACGCGAAAAACGTTTGGGACAATAAGTCGACAAGCGAGCGTGAAGCAGCACTGCGACGTGGGACACAATTCATCTATGCGCGTCGTCTGTTGCCCGAGGCATTGTGGGACACCACGACGACACCGGCGACGGCGCGCGTGCATCCGAACGTCGCTGCCGCAACAGCCGAAGCCGCGCGGCGGCACGTCGAAGGTAGTTTGTATGGCGACCTGCCTTCTGCGCCGGTCCTCGAGAAAACAGTTGGGCCGCTGACGCTGCGTTATGGTCAGCCGACTATTACGAGCGAAGCGGCGCGGTATCCAGTTATCACAGACTTGCTCTATGGCCTGACGTACACAAACTCGTCAGGGTATGGCGCTGTGACTTTTGAAAGAGTGTGATGGCATCTGCGCTATACGGCGAGCTAGCCCAGGCGGCGGTCGACCTGCTCAATGAGCTAGGTCAGATCGTTCTGCTCACGCGCTCAGCCGCAGGTAGCGGATACGATCCAGATCAAGGCGTCGTCGAAGATGGCGGCGAACAAGTGTGGAGTGCAAATGGTGTTGAGTTTGAATATGCGCAACGTGAAGTCGACGGTAGTCTCATACAAAGTGGAGATCGTCGCGTGCTTATTGCTCCTAACTTGGGCACGATGCCGCAGAGCGGTGATGTCGTCACGCTTGGTGCATATCGTCTCGAAGTGGTGGAGTCACGCCCGCTACAACCTGCTGGCGTAGTCGTGCTGCATGAAGTGCAGGCAAGAGGTACATGACATGAGCTTCAGCGAAGACATCAGGAAATTCCAACGCAAGACGAATCTGTCGATGGACGTGATCGTGCGAAGGGCCATCATTCAAATGGGCGGTCGCATGGTTGAGATGTCGCCAGTCGACACCGGCCGGTTTCGCGGAAACTGGATGCCCGGTATTGGCTCGCCAAATACGTCGACTATCGAGGCAGTCGATCCTGATGGGTCGACGACCATAGCGCGCATCACTGCGGCCTTTGCAAATGTGCGGGCTGGCGGTGTTCTCTACGTCACTAACTCGTTGCCATACGCGAGGCGTCTGGAATATGGTTGGTCGAAGAAGGCTCCTTCACCTCCAGGTATTGTGCGCGCAACTGTGCAAAGCTATACGGCATATATAGCGTCGGAAGTTAGGGACGTTAAATGAGCATGCCGCAAATCCGTCGTGCACTCGAGAAGCATCTAGCGGCGCTTGCACCGGCTTTGCCTACAGCTTGGGACAACGTGTTCTTCTCGCCACCGGCCGATGGCTCGGTGTACCAAGAAGTGAAGATGATTCCCAATTCACCGATCAAGACGATGGATACGCTCACGATCATCGAGCAAGGAATGATGCAGGTTGCGTTGTGCTATCCGCAGGGTAAAGGTCCGAGGGACGCTGAGAACCGGGTTGACGCATTACGTGCTCATTTTCGTCGGGGCACGACGTTAGTCGAAGGCGGCATTTCAACGATCATTACTGAAGTTCCTGTCGTGGCTGCTGGTGTGCCTGACGAGGGACAGTGGAAGATTCCGGTGACTATCTATTGGCAAGCGCAAGTAGATAGTTGAAGATCAACGCGTTGTTCTTTGAGGACACATCATGGCAATCGCAAAAGGTGCAAACAAACTCTTGATCGCAAAGCGGCAAACTGTAAAGGGTACGCCTGCGGTCCCAAGCGTCGGCGGGCAAGTCATTCGTCGCGACACATCGACCTTCGACCGCACGAAAGAATCGTACACGACTGAATCTGAACAGACATCGCGCAAGCAACTCATGTCGTCGCGTCATGGCGCGGTGACTGTCAATGGCTCGGTGTCCTCGCTATTTTCGCCGGGTACGTTTGCGGACTTCTTCGCAGCGTTGCTGATGCGCGAGTTCACAGCCATCGCGCCCATCAGCGCCGTGACGGTCTCTGTCGCTGGCACTGGCCCGACATATACCTTCGTCCGCACGCTTGGCTCGTGGCTGACGGACGGCGCAAAGATCGGCCGCGTCATTCGCCCGACGCTGGGTCTCAACACGAACTCGCGGCGGAACTATCTGATCACTGCGGTGTCGGCACTGAGCATTTCAGTGCTGCCTCTCAACCGCAAAGCGCCGACGATTGAGTCGACCGTTTCAGGCTGCACGTTCACATTCCCAGGCGGCATCACGTTCGTGCCTGAGACGGGGCACACCGACATCTACTACACCTTCGAGGAATGGTTCCCCGAGGTGCCGCGCAGCCAGATCAATCAGGACTGCAAAGCGGCGTCGGTGAATGTGCGCTTGCCTGGGTCGGGTAACGCTGGACTGGACTGGACCTTCCTTGGCCTTGACCAGACCAAAGCTGCGACGCGCTATTTTTCGGCACCGACGAATGAAACGACAACCGGCGTCATGGTGGCGGCTGGCGGTGCGCTGATCGTGAATGGCACGCGTCGCGGCACGGTCACCGATCTTTCATTCAATCTCGATGCTCGCGGTGCGGTGGCTGACCCGGTCGTCGGTGACGTGATCCGACCGGACGTGTTCACCGGGAAGCTGATGGCGAGCGGAAGCTTCACGGCCTACTATGACAGTGCAGACATTCCCGATCTTTACGATGATGAAGTCGAGACGAGTATCGTCTCTGCGCTGGCGGCAAGCAATGCAGACACGGCGGACTTCAATACGTTTTCGCTGCATAAGATCAAGCTCAATTCCAGTACGCCTGATGACGTTGAGACAGGGCTGAAGCGCACGTACAACTTCGTCGCGCTGTTCAACGATGTCGGCGGGCCGTTGCTGGCTGCAAACGCGACGACGATTGAGCTTCAGGACAGCGCGGTCGTTCCTTCGTAAACAAAACTCAGGAGAAGCATCATGGCAGATGGCGACAAGCTCACAGGCACATTCGTCGGTACGTTCTCGGGCACGTTCACGCCTGCGCCTGCGCCATCACCAGCGCCGTCTCCGACGCCACCATCGCCTGCACCTGGGCCGACACCGGCACCGCCTGCGGTGCAAGCCGAGAGCCCCAGCGGCACGACGCTGCCGCCTGCGCCTGCCATCTTCGATAGCCAAGGCGTGCGGTGGTCCGTGGCCAACGACAAGATTCGTCGCGACGGCGTTGATACCGTTTCGTCGAACGTGGCGCTGCTGCTTTATCACAGCGGCGTCGTCTATCAAAAGAACAACGCTGGTGGCTGGTGGAAGTGGCAAAACAATACGTGGGTCGATTCCTTCGATCCGCGCGTCTCGACATCAGCACCGCCGTCATCGCCAGCGCCATCGCCTGCACCTGGGCCGACACCGGCACCATCAGCGGATATCCCGCTAGTGCAGTCGCACAATAATATGCTCCAGATGGGCAAGGACGTCACGTACTGGCTCGAAGACAATATGTGGGGCACGGCCGGTATGACGCGCGGCACCTACACAGGCGTCACCGGCAACAAGTACGAATCGTCATTCGGGCGCGGTGCAACCGTTGGCCCGAATGGTGAAGTCGCGTGGCGTGTTGCTTGGAAAGTGCCGAAGGGATCATCCGAGGTCAAGGGCTATCACGCCGTGCTGTTTGGTGCAAAGCCTGGGTATCAATCGGATTGGAATAATCCAAGCGGCTTCGCTATCACGTTGCCTGATGGAAGCGTCTCAACCAAGGCACCATCTGGTGCGACGCCTGGGTCGTTCTTGCCGATACCCGCGAATGGTCGACTGCCGCCGATCTACTGTTCATTCGATTATCGGTATCCAACGGGACGCCCGCAAGGTTTGGGTCAACTGACCTTCGACATCTGGTTGCAGGATAGTCCGCAACAGATTCACGGCTTCAAGTGCCCACCGATCTCGCATGAGATCATGATCATCCTCGACAACTGGGGTGGCTATGGTGCGTATCCAACGGGGCGTAATCCGGGTTGGTACAGCCATGACGTGACGCTTGATGGTCATCTCTGGCACGTGTTCTTTGTGCGGCCGTTCGCTGGTGGCTGGGCGTTCATCTGTTTTGTGCCGTCTACCAAGATCGATCCCGGCACGCTGAACCTTGCCACGATCTTGAACCATCTCACGACGCGCACGGCCAAGGATGGCAAGCCATTCGCAACAGGCAACGAGCATCTCGTCGATATCGAGTGCGGCGTCGAATCCGTCGAAGGCACGGGTGATGTGCAAGTGAGCAACTACAGAATATGGAAGTGATATGGAATTAGATCAAGTTCAGGAAGAGCCCAACACGCAGCGCGTTGCTGTTGCCTGGGATGAAGAGGGCGAGCCGACCGATGGCTTCATCATCGTCGGCAAAGACTCGGAAGAGTACCAGCGCACGTTGTCGGGTCAGCGGCAGAAGGCCATTCGTCGGCAGGCGGTCAAACGCACGCGCTTTGATCTCAAGAGCGAAGAAGGTGCGGAGCAGCTTGACGCTACGTTGCGGCAAAACGAGTTCGAGATTGCCGCTGCGGTAGTCGTCGGATGGTTTGGCTTTACGTCCAAGGGTCAACCAGCGCCATTCGTCAAGGAACGTGTGACGCAGATACTTGCCGTCAAACCAAGTTGGAAGGATCGCATCCTTGCAGCACTCGAGGATGAGGCGGGTTTTTTGAAGCCATCACAGTCGACATCTGCTCATACGTCGAAGCCGGTGCTCGCGGTGGCAAAAGAGGTAAAGACGGCGTAGCGTTGATCGAGACGCTGCATGTTGTTGAAAGGATGACGGGTGTTGCTCCTGACGAACTCACTGAACTTCGCAGCCATGTGCTGCCTCCTGGGACTGACTATCTTTGGGAGTGGTTCATTCGTCTTAGCAGCACGCGCACACCGGGCTTTGGTGGCTTTGCAGCTATCTCAGAGGCAGAGTTGCGCGCCTTCTTTGCTAACCGAAACATTGAGCCGACGCCGTGGGAATTCGACACGCTCGTTCGTATGGATAAGGCTTTGCGCGATGCATCTGCTGACGACGAGAAGAAGCCTGCCGAAGAAGTCGAGGAGTAGTCTGTGGACATAACTACACTTGGCATCGGTCTTGACTCGCGTCAAGTTGACGACGGGAGAAGGGCGCTCGATGACTTTTCGAAGTCTGCTGAGAAAGCAGAGAAGGCCGCTGAAGGTGTTGGCAAAGGCGCGAAGAAGGGTGCCAGCGATGTAAAGAGTTTTGAAGATCAAATGACTGCGGCGTCGGTCAAGGGTGCTCTTTTTGCTGACGCTATTCAGAAGGGTGTGCAGATAGCAATTGATGCCGTCAAGCAACTTTATGCATTGATGTCAGAGGCGGGTGATTACGCAGACCTTGCCGATATGACAGGCGCATCTGCGGTCAACATTGCGAAGCTCCAGACGGCGGCAGATGTGGCCGGTATATCCATGCAAAGCATGGCAGGCCACATGAGTGCGATGACGCGGATACTCAAGGCGACCGATGAAGAAGGCGACAAAGCAGCGCGAGCGTTGGCGCGCATCAACATCAAGTACGAAGACTTCATAAAGCTGGACCCGGCAGAACGCGTTGCGGCGCTCGGTGTTGCAATGGGCAAGTACGCAGATGGCGTTGAAAAGACAGAGATATTGCAGGCTGTGGCTGGCCGAGGTGCTGCTGAACTAGGTAAGGCAATAAAGGTTCTCGCAGATGAGACAGCGTTCGCAACGCGACTCAATAATGAAATGATTCAGTCGGTCGATGGCTTGAATGACGCTAACGCTGAATTCACATCGAAGTCGCGACAATACATTCAAGCGATACTAGTTGGCACTGTACCTGCGACCGAGGCATTCAAGCTCGTGATTAAAGAGACGACTGCATCCATGTTTGGGATGGGCGATGCGGCTGATGCACTCGGTGCGAATCAAGGGGCGAACAGTTTTTCTGAAGCTGTCGGGCACGGGCTTGCTGGTGCAATCACTGCTTTTCAGTTGATCTACCGGGTTGTTGAAAGTGTCATCAATGCTGTAGTGTCGTTAATTAAAGTCATCATCGACTTGGGTACGATGGACTTTTCAGCGGCATACAAGACCGTAGAAGATTTGGGCGAGAAGATAAAATCTATTTGGTCCGAAGATTTTGCCGCGATCTCTTTTGGCAACACGCAAGGCTTCAAGGGAAGTTTTCAAAAGAAGCTCGATCTGATGTCCAAGGCTGCGCGAGAAGCAGCGGCAATGGCAGCGGGCGGTGAAGGTTCAGAAGAGGCGAAGGAAAGAATACGTCAGGGGCAAACCGACAAAGAAATAGCGGACGCCAAGAAGAAGGCAGATGAACTCGCAAAGATTGCGAAGAAGGCTGCCGAAGATGCAATCAAGCTAGCGCAAAAACAAGCCGATGATTTCGACAAGATCGTCGGCGGCGGCACTGCGAAGGCTGCTGGATACAACGATGACTTCATCGACTCGATGAAGATCATTAATGCCGAAAGCAAGAAGCGCAACTACACCGAAGAGCAGTACCGCACTATTGTTGATTCGCTGCTGAAGCAGCAACCGTTCTATGTGCAACAGCTCAAAGAGCAAGCTGAAGCGATGGAGAAGTACGTCGAGCTTGAGCAAAAGATGATCGACAAGGCGGCAACAGATGATGCCGCTACGCTAAAGGCATCAGCAGAAGCGGCGACGGCGGCAGAAACAGAACTCAAAAACTTCGGCAAGCTGAAGAGCGAGATTGCCGAGACGACGTTGCTGCGATTGAAAGATACGCTTGAGATGGTCAAGGCCGATCCGGTTAGCCGTGCCTTTTATCAGCAGCAAATTTCGGATCAACAAAGAGTCGTGAATGCGTTGAAGGGCACAGAGTTGCTTGAGGCGCATAAGAAGTTAGCGGATGAAGCGAAGAAGGAATACGACAAAGCCTGGGAGCAGGTCGGACAATCGTTTGCCGATCAACTCATGCAAGGCGGTCGCTCTGCATCCGACTACATCAAGAATCTATTCAGGACGATGATTCTTCGTCCGACAGTCATGGCCGCATTTTCTGGCGGCGGTAGCGGCGGCGGTGCTGGCGGTGGCGGCATCAACATGGGCAACGCGACAAGCATGTACGGGATGTACAACGCCTACAGCAGCGGCATGGGCTTGTCAGGGATGGCGGGCGGCGCAGGGGTCGGTGGCGCGGTGGGCAATATTGCGGCGGGCTACGCCGGGGCTACAGGCGGCGGCTTGGCGTTGTCAGGGGTGGGCGCGGCCGGACCCATCATGTCGACCAGCGGGGCGGCTGGCGCGGCCTTTGAGGGCTACATGGCCTCGACGGGCATCATGGCTGCGGAAGGCGGCACCCTGGCCGGTGCAGCCGGTGCCGGTGCAGCCGGTGGTGCCGGTGCGGGCGCGAGTGCTGCGCTCGCTGCGGTGCCGGTTGCCGGGTGGGTCGCGCTCGCGGCGATTGCCGCTTATGCAGCGTACAAGAAGTGGGGCAAGCACAAAGGCGGGCCAAAGGTCGAAGGCTCGTTCGGCTTGGATAGTGGCACGTTGATCGGCGCATACGGTAATCAGATGGACACCAACGCCGCACGTGCGGTGTCGGATTTGAACTCTCAGTATCGGCGCATGGCGACGTTGCTTGGATCGTCGAATCAGAATATGCAATTCGGCGTTGGCTACTCGATGGACCCGGCTGGCACAGCGCCGTCGATGGTGCACATTCGCAGCGAGGTCAGCGAGTCGGTGAACAGAGAAGCCGGACGCACACCGGAAGAATTGGCGAAGGCGTTGGCCGAAGGATCGGCAACGGTGATGGTCGAAGCGTTGCGCAACTCTGGCATGGAGCCGCAGATGCTTGCCTACTTTGACAAGATCACTGTGGGCATGACGGATCAAGCGAAGCTCGGGGCATTCGAGCAAGTCGCGGCTGTCGGACAATACTGGAAAGCAATGCAAGCGATGGGCGGCAACATGAAAGAGCTTCAGGGCATCTCGCTTGAAGCCGCAGTTGCGCTCGCAGAACTCTCCGGCGGTGTTGAACAGTTGTCGTCGAACATGTCGAGTTACATCGCCAACTACTACAGCGAGGCAGAGCAATTAAGCATCGGTTATCAGCAGTTGGCGAATCAACTTAACGCTGCTGGCTCGGGGTGGCAAGGATGGTCGGAAGAGATTCTTCGTTCCTATGACAAGGAATGGTTTCGCAAGCAAGTTGAAGCGATTGATCTCACGACAGAACTAGGGCAACGTCAATACGCGTCAATGCTTGCTGCAAGCGATGCCTTTGCCAAGCTCGACACAGCCGCGCGGTCAAGCACCGATTCGCTTGCTGGTCTGCAAGCGCACGTGCAGGCGATGGGTCTGAAGACATCCTACCTGGGCAAGATATCGGAAGACGCAGCGAAGAAGCTCGTCCTGCTTGCTGGCGGTGTCGATAGTTTGGCGTCCGGTGTTGCGACGTATCAAGAGAAGTTCTACACCGACAAAGAGCGCGAGTCTTTGGCTTATCAACAGATGGCCGTGCAACTCAATGAATCGGGTAGTGGGTGGACAGGCTTTTCAGAAGCAATTTTGCGTAGTTATACGCCTGCGCGTTTTCGTGAGATCGTTGAAGGTCTTAACCTCGAAGTCGAGGGGGACAGACAGCGTTATATTGCGCTGATGAAAGTTGCTGGCGCGTTCGCTGAACTCAAAGAGTCGACGGACGGTGCTATCAAGGCACAGGAAAGGTACGACAAAGCGTTTGATACTTTGCGCGATGCTTATGAGCGTCACAAGAGTACCTTGATCGAGACGCGTGACGCGATGAAGTCCGCCACGCAATCGTTCTTGGACTTCAATGCTTCGTTGAAGGTCGACGAGACCCTGACGACGCTCGATCCAAGTGCAAGGATGTGGGAGCTTCAGAATCAATACGGTTCGGCACGCAACAAAGCGGAGGCAGGTGGATACCAAGCTGAAGACGTATCGCGTATGCAAGAGGCTGCGCGGGCCTTGCTGCAAGGCGGCAGGGATTACTACGGCTCAGGCGAAGGCTACACCGAGTTGTTTAACCAGATCACGAAGGAAATGGAAGGCGCGGCGGCTGAGACAAAGATACGGCAGAACTATGCAGAGGCATCGTTGAAGAACCTCGAGTTGTCGGTCGGCTATCTCGTGAACATCGATAACCATCTCATTGATGTTTATACAGCCTTGACTCAGTTCCTGTCCGCGCGCACTGATCTTTATACGCTGGGCTATCCGCACGCCGAAGGTCTGTCGCGGGTTCCGTTCAACAATTATCCTGCGTTGCTTCACAAAGATGAATTGGTCTTGCCTGCACAGGAGTCGAACTTCGTTCGCGGTCTGCCGGACTTCTCAGGGGAGTTGCGTGCGCTGCGTCAAGAGGTCGCATCACTGCGCAAAGAGAATCGGCAGGATGCAGGCAACACTATCGGTGCGACGTTCACAGCGGCTGCGCAAGCAGCGCAAGTGCAAAGCGAAGCAACTATTCGGGCCGCGCGCCAGCGCGTCTATCAATCTCGTTCACGGCCTGTACTGGCCTAAAGGAGTTCACTCAAATGCCTACAGCAAACAAGTACAACGACTACGTCATTCAAAAGAATAAAGGCGTGCATAACTGGCAGTCGCATGTGTTCAAACTGTTCCTGTCTGCGACGTTGCCTGTTGCCACGCACACGATGCTTTCGCAAGCCGCGCAACTCGCTACGTCAGGCACCGGCTATACGGGCGGTGCTGGCGGCGGCGCAACCGTCACTGTGACCAACGCGGAAAATCCCGCAGGCACAATGGAGGTGAAAGGCGCGCAAGTTGTCATCACGGCGGCGGGCGCGGCGATTGGTCCGTTCCGCTACTACGGGCTATACAACGACACTGCGTCGGCTCCGGTCGATGCTCTTGTCATGTGGTGGGATCATGGCTCGAACGTGACCCTGAATGACGGTGACTCATTCACTGTGAAGTTCAGCAACGCATCCCCAGGCGTGATCTTCACCGACGCTTAAAGTCGTGGAAGCAACTTGCGTCGCGGCGGTGTTCATCGAGTCGCGCGCGCCGACGAGCGTCATCTATCGCAACGTTGAGAACGGCGTTAGATGGCGCATCGACGGCGTGTGCTGTCAGTGCGGTGAATGCTGGGCAGGGATGACGAATCCCAAGCCGGTACTCGATTGCCCGGTCATGCCCACGATCAGCAAGTTCCCTAGCTGCACGCTGAGCGGCGAGTATCTCTAATGGCACTCACGTTCAAACTCTTCTTCGGTGACGGTGTACCTGTAGCGCCACCGACAGGCGGGTCGAAGCACCCGAACCTGCCGCGTGCTGCGCCTGCTAAATACTTTGAAGCCGCAGCCGCCAGTGTTGAGAAAGCCATCACGACAACGGCTAAGGGCGGCACGCAGGTTGTTATCACTGCGCCGAATGACACCGACGACGCAACGAAGGCGCAGTCATTCTATTTCTCCCGATTCAGTTCACCCTATCTTGCTGCGCAAACTATTCCGCAGCAGGAATTGACGGTCACATTCTGGGCCGGTCAGACGAGCGGTTCGGGGGCGACGCACGCTTGTCCTGTCATTTATATCTGGCGTCCAAATACGCAACAGGTTGTCGGCTATATCTGGGATGGCCGCAACAACCTGGGACCGACAGCGAACAAGAACGTCGAGTGGTTTGCTTCTGGCAACGTCGTCAATGAGTTCGACTTCTTCTCGCTCAATGCAACGGCGACGACGGCGTTTACTGGTTTAACAGCAGCGAACTCGTTATCGAGTCCTGTCACTTGCGAAAACGGCGACGTGCTTGTCGTCGAGATGTGGGGCAATGTCTATCCATATCAGGATATGTCCGGCGCGTGCCCACGCTCTATCGGCATCAATACAGTTAGCTCGTGGATCAACTTCACGAATGCGCTGACGTGGGGCACAGCGGCACCTACTGGCGCGCAGACGATTAGCGTCGCGGACCCGTTGACCTATCCGCCGATGGGAATGGGCGCGGCGACAGACGTCGCTGTGCTCAGTAGCGTTGCGTCAGGCTTGCTCTTCTCGCCAATGCTCGGTGCCGATGCGACATCGACCGTGGGGCGTGCGCCGGTGTTGACCAGTAGCGTCGCGAATGCGGCCAGCTATTCGTACACGCCGTCAACGAACACGACGGCGACGGTGCTGAGGATCACCAACAGCGTCCCATCGCCTGCGGCAACGTATGCGGCGTCGGTGAAGAGCGCATCGGACAACATCGAGATCAGGGCTGGACCGCTGAACTTTGCCCCGATGGTGATGGGCGACGCGACATCGACAATTCAGATCGGTGTTGTCAATATCTCAAGCATCGCGTCGGCTGCATCCTATTCGGTATCGACGACAACACCGACAACGGATGTTTTTCAAGCGTACAGCGTACCGACCCCAGCGGCATCTTATGCGACGGCTGCGGCTAATGCGACATCATCGGTAACGCGTGTCTACGCAAGCATTGCGGATGCGGCCAGCTTCGCAACGCAGACCGGTTCCTTCCCTGCAACGTCGAGCGTAAACGTCACCAGTGCTGCGTCGCTGGCGACGTTTGCGTTATTAGCGGCATCAGGCGAGCCGTACTTCAGCGGCGTCACCACCTTCTATTGCATCGGTGATGCATCGAACATCACGATCACCGGCGGGCGATACGCGAACGTCACCTATCTGCCGCGCGGTCAGCATAAGGACGCAGCGAATGCCGGTATCGACGGTGTGCTGCATGATTGGTGGGGCGGCACCGGCAACGTCGTCAACCGCACGATCTCGTCATTTGCGAACACGACACCGCAGTCGTTCTACTTCGGCCGGTTCGTGTCGCGTCCACTCGCTGCGCAAACCATCCAGGCGCAGAATTGGAATTATGCAGCGATTGTTGGCGAGGGCACGACTGCATCAAAGACGTTCTTCGCGCCGGTCATGTATGTGTGGCGTCCGTCGACGGGCACGGTTGTCGGGCACATCTTTGATGGCTCGTATGTCGGCACGAATGAATGGCCCGCGACGCCTGCCACGGCAACGCGCAACATGGCCGGTGCAGCGGTCACGGTGCAAGACGGCGACATGCTGGTCGTCGAAGCCTGGGCAGTTGCTCAGCACACGACAGCCGCAGCGAACACGCAGACATGGCGGATCACGGACAAGACATCACCGATCTATTCGCAGTACAAAGTTCTGTACTTGCCGCACTCGCCGCTGTGGTTTACTTCGTTCATAGCGGGCACAGCGCCGAGTGCCGGAAAGAATGCGCCGTCGAACCTGCCGTTTGCGGTGACAGGCAGTGCGACGACAATCGCGAACGAGTATCTATGGTCGGAGGTTGCGCCTAACGACGTGACGCCACCGCAGACTGCGTTGAGTGTCGCTGCGAAGAACAACCTAGCTGCACCGCAGTCGTACTACATTGGCCGGTTCTCTTCGCTGCCGCTTGCAGCGCAAACGATTCCCGCGCAGGTCTGGGAATATGAAGTCTCTATCGGCGCGGGCAGCGTCAACTCGCATTCGTATTTCTGGCCGGTCATCTATGTGTATCGGCCATCGACGGGCACGGTCGTCAAACAGATATTTTCCGATCCAGCGGCGCAAGCTGGCATCGAGTGGCGTGCGCCGAATGATGATCCACGACTAGAGCAACGCTTCGCAGGCGCGTCGGCAAACGTTCTCGATAATGACATACTTGTCGTCGAGATCTGGGGCGCGGGTCAGCAGACGACAACAGGCGGGCTTTACTTGCAGCGCATGTGGATGAATGCGCGCAACTCGCGCATCGTCTCGCCGTACAAACTGCAATACTACACCGGGCTGAAGCAGACGATCACGTCGACGGCAGATCCGGCAACCTACGATCTTGCTGAAGCCGATGCGACCAGCGCCTACACGCTCGGGCGCGTCGACGTGCCATCGGAAGCGTCGCCAGCGACGTACGCCCAGGCGGCAACGGCAACGACGGCGTCGAGCGTCCAGGCCTTCAGCGTCGCCCAGGCGCTGACCTACCCGCTGATGGGGCTGGCTGCGGCCACGTCGACCATTGCTGGGCTTAGCAACGCAGGCGCGGGCTCGTGGGCGCTTGGCGGGGCACTAGGCTATGGCAGCATTGGCAGGGTCTCGAACGGCCAGCCTGGGGCATTCTCGCAAGGCGTTTCCCAGGCCAGCGCCGGTGTTGCCACGACTGCCGCGCTTGCCAGCTATGCCTATAGCCCGACAGCAACGACGACCGTCTCGATTGGCCGCATCATCCCATCGACGGCGAATGCGGCCGGTTATGCATACACACCGGCGACGGTCACCGCCGATTTTGTTGCGCTCATTTCGTCGACCGTAGCGATTGGGTACAGCGGCAATTATGCGCCGACGACGAACACGATCTTTGTTCAGCCGATCTCGCAAGTGTCGGTTGCTTTGCCCGCGACCTATACAGTCGACGCAAAGAACACAACGGAATCGCTAGGGTTAGTCTATACGTCCGTTGCCTCGTCAACGTCGTTCAGTACAAACGCAGCGAGTGCATACGCTTATCAAGACCGCGTCGTTAGCACGTTGCCTGCTGCCTCCTATGGTTGGTCAGGCGCATCGGCATCGGCATCGCTAAGCAGAAGCTCTGTTGCGCTGAACGCAACGTACAGTTATTCACCGCAGAACACATTTGAAGGACAAGGGTTCGTCTACGCGTCCGATGCCTCGTCTGCATCGTTCAACCTTAACGCGATCAACGCCTATGCATATCAGGCACGCGTCACTAACGCGTTGCCCGCTTCCTATGGCTGGTCCGGCGCAGCGACGTCGCTAAGCCGGACATCGATTGCGCTCAATGTCCTTTACGACTTCTCGCCGCAGTCGACGACGGTGGCGCTTGGCCGCATCATTCCGTCAAGCGCAGATTCGACATCGTTCCTTCTCCGATTGATCGATGCTTATGCGTCGCTCAATCTTGTTACCAATGCAGGCAGTCGCTCGTACGGGTGGTCGGGTGCATCGGCAACAAGTGGTCAGATTCGCGTCGTCGCTTCGGATGCAACTGGAGCGACCTACGGCTACACCGCAAAGGACGTGACGGCTGGCTTTACGCTGATCACGCCAAGTGATGCAGCGAAGGCAACCTACGCGTCGAATGCGCGCGATGCATACGGCTATGCGGATCGTTCGTCGGTTGCGTCGTCATTGCCGTTTGCCGGTGTTAGCCTGCCAGCAACGACGACAACCAGCTTCGCGCGGCTCTCGATGGCGCTGCCGGTGGAGTTCATTGTCTCCACGCCGACGACGACTTCGGTCATCAACACGCGGGTCATCAGCGACGCGTCGTCGTTTAGCTTCAAGACCACCGGGCAGGTGGCCGTCAGCGGTGCCAACACAAACTCGGTTGCCGCGAGCACGACGTACGCTGCGACGGTGACGGTTGGGACGACCGCCGTCCCGTCAAAGAATTCGATAGCGTCTGGGACAAGCTATTACGCGACGACGCCGGATGCATGGTCCGGCCGCGTCACGTTCTCCGTTGCGCTGTCGCGGACATTTAGCCTCTCAGCGCCGGACACGGTCTCGTACATCCCAGGCAAGCAGACATCGACAGCGCTGCCCGCAACCTATAGCCTATCCACGACGGCGCAGACTGCGCATCGCTATGGCTACGTCTCGCAAGCAGGCGCGGCACGGTATCTTCTGGAGTGCGTGCCTTGGCCTGCGTTTGACTTTGTCCCAAGCATCGTTAAGCCGCCGATAGTCTACCCGACGTACACGCCGCGAGCGCCGATTAGTGATGCGCAGTTTGCGACGTGGCTGGAAGACGAGCGCGCAGTTCGTGTCGTGTTGATCGAGACACGATGCGTAGAGCCGATCACCAGCAACACGGAGCTTGTCTACTTTGCGTCGTCCGGCTTCGTCACAAAGATTGAAGATGGCGCGTCTGTTTATTATTCACCGCTGATGCGCGGCGGGCTTGAGTTTGCACAAACCATCGACCTCAATTTAAGCGGCAATCAATCGTATGGTGATATCGAGCTAGACAATTCCACCGGCGACCTTGATTGGATGTTCGACCGCATTTGGCTGTACAAAGAATTCAAAGCCTATGTCGGTGATGCGTCTTGGCCGCGCAGGGACTTCAGGCAAATATTCGACGGCAATATTGAAGACGTTGACAGCAGCCAGCGCGACACCGTGAACGTGCGCTTGCGCGATAAGTTCTTCCGGCTCGACATACCATTGCACGAAGACAAAGTGGGCGGCACCACAACCAACGCTGATCGGCTCTTGCCGTTCTCGGTTGGTGAATGTCATAACGTCACGCCGGTGTTGACCGATCCGAAACAGCTCTATTACGCGTATCACAACCACGCAGCCGAAGGCGTGTTCGAGGTTCGCGATAACGGCATCCCTGTCGATTACATATTCATGACGGGTGCGCCGATGTCGTTCAAGTTGTCGAAGCAGCCGTATGGCCGGATCACTTGCAGCTTGCAGGGCGACAAACTTGGCGGTGGGCATCCTGGCACTGGCTACGTGAACACCGTGGCTCCTATCATCAGGCGTTTGATGATGGAGCACGGCACAGAGGCGGTGAACCGTTTCACGTCGGCAGATATTGATACCGACAACTTCACAGCAT